GGCGAACAAATAACTGCGGCTAACGCTGCGGTAAACATGAACAAGTTATTGCAGATTTCATGTGGTGCGGTCTATAGCGATACTGGAGAGACAGTAGAGTTCGACGTTAAGAACCGATACAAAGTACTGCGTGAGGTTATCGACGAGTCTAGCCAGAAGGTACTTATCTTCGTACCGTTTAAGCATGTTATTGGAATACTTAGAGAAAAGTTAGACAAAGAAGGTATTACTACTGATGTGATAAACGGAGATGTAAGTGCTAATAAGCTCACCGCCATCTTCAAACAGTTCCAAGAAACCGACGACCCCCGAGTACTTATCATACAACCGCAAGCTGCTGCGCATGGCGTGACTCTTACTGCGGCGAATACAATCGTATGGTGGGGGCCTACATCTTCGCTTGAGACTTACGCACAGGCTAACGCCCGTGTACACCGCTCAGGACAGAAGCATCCTTGTACCGTAGTTCAGTTGCAAGGTTCCGCCGTTGAAAAGCGCATTTATAAAATGCTAGACGACCGAATCAACATCCATACAAAGATGATTGATTTGTACCAAGATATACTTGAACTGTAGTTCAAACTAAATTACACTCAATAAAACAAAACAAAAGTAGGAGATGATGACATGACAGACGGTGTTGTGACGGACCTCGACCGCCTCGTTTCTGTATACATTAAGATTCGGGATAAGAAAAACGAGCTAGCTGCTACGTTTGCTGAGCAAGAGAAAGAACTTGAAAGCAAACTAGATATAGTAAAGCAAGCTCTATTAGAACATTGCAAGGCTACTGGAACTGAGTCTGTGAAGACCGCTTCTGGTACGTTCTGGCGCACCCAGAAGAAAAGGTTCTGGACAAGTGACTGGGATGCAATGAATCGGTTTATCGTGGAGAACGAAGCGGTAGACCTTTTAGAGAAACGAATTCACCAAGGCAACATGAAGCAGTTTCTCGAAGAAAACCCCGAAGTATTACCGCCGGGGCTAAACGCAGACAGTGAGTATTCTATTACTGTACGGAGGAAAAAATGAAAGTATCAGAAAGTTACGTCCCTGTAGAGGACGTTGCTGAGCATCTCTCTGTAAAGGTAAGCACGGTTAGGCAGTGGGTAAGTAAGGGCTTTATACCAAAAAGTACTTATATAAAAGTGGGTTACACATACCGCTTTAATCTTCCTGCCGTTATCGAAGCGCTGAAACAGGAAGAGCCAGTAAGTGAAGAAGAACAAGAAGGTCAAATTACAGAACAGCTAGAACTAGACTTTAACGAGGAGATAGACCTATGAGCGAATTAGCTTTGTTTGACAATATGCCACAGGAATACAAGGACTTACTGGCACAGCTAGAGCCTGATAAGAATGCTTCCGGTGGTGGTGCAAAGGGCGGTACTAACCGTCTTAGTATTCGTGGCGGCGTATTCCGCAAGGTAGTAAACGGACAGGAAGTGGGCGAGCTTGAAGGGCGCTCTATTAACGTAGTAATTGTTAAGACTTCTCCTGTGTCGCGTATGTTCTACGAAGGACAGTACGTAGCAGGACAGACTGCTGCGCCTTCTTGTTGGTCTGCGGATTCTAGTAGTGGTAAGCCTGCAAATGAAGTACCAAGCGACACCCGTCAATCTACTACATGTTTCGATTGCCCGCAGAACGTAAAGGGTTCGGGTCAAGGACAGTCACGTGCATGCCGTTTCCAACAACGTGTTGCTGTAATGCTAACTGATGCGGAAGGCAGACTGCGCTCTAATGCTGTGTACCAACTGTCTCTACCTGCTACTAGTGTGTTCGGGGATGACAAGAAGAAGATGGGTTTACAGACTTACGCCCGTTTGATCGACGCCCAGAAGGCTCCGCTAGCATCTCTTATCACCGAGCTGCGTTTCGACACTGACAGTTCTACACCTAAGCTGCTTTTCAAGCCGATAAGAATACTGGATAGAGATGAGTTAAGCATGGCGTTAGAGGCTCAGAAGGACGAGGCTACGCTAAAGTTAGTTACGCTATCTATAAAACCCAAACAAGAGACTAGCGTTCCACAACTAACTAATGATAAAGTTCCAAGCCCTGCCCCAGAAAAGCCATCGTTATTTGCGGAAGCGGACGATGACGACGAGGAAGAGGTAGAAGAACCTAAAGTTAAGGTGTCTAAGAAGAAAAAAGAAGCACCGGCACCTGACGTTGATTTAGCTTCTTTGCTAGATGAATTTGATGACTAAAACAAGCGGGTGCCTTCGGGCACCCGTCACTCTCTAAGATGCGGACTAGATGATGAACACCAAAGAGTTTTTAACTACGGTGTTGAGTGATGAAGGGTACTACTGCGTAGCAGGCATAAAGAACGGTAAGATCAAAACAAAATTCTATACGTCTTTAGATGCTGCTATAGAAACTGCAAACAACTTTGACTTAGAAAAGCACGATGCGTACTTTGCATTGGGTTCCTTTGTCGACGGTACTAATCGCAAAGCCGAGAACGTACGTGACCTCAAGGCATTATTCCTTGATTTAGATTGCGGTGAAGGTAAGCCCTACAAAACCCAACAAGAAGCGCTACTTGCGCTAAAAGATTGGTACAAGAAATACGATATTCCTCGCCCTACGGTAGTTAATTCGGGACGGGGACTGCACGCATACTGGTCACTTGATCGGGCATACACCCGCGAAGAGTGGTTGCCGGTTGCTACTAACCTTAAGGCAACATGCCTACAGGACGGGCTAGAGATAGACCCCGCTGTAACGTCGGACGCTGCGCGAATACTGCGCATACCGAACACCCATAACTTCAAAGACGAGCCTCCAACAGAAGTTCGTATTGTTAGCCCTGCTAAGGGGCCGGTGGTTTTGGCTGAGTTTGCTGCCAAGCTGCCTACAGACTTGATAACAGTTCTTTCCCCTAGAGATTATTCTAGTGCGGATAAGTCCGACATGGACAACGCAAAGGGTAACGAGAGCAAGTACACATACAAGTTTGCTAACATCCTGCTGAAGACTGCACAAGGTAGTGGCTGCGCGCACATTGACAAGGCCATACGTAAACCGGACGAGCTTAGTTACCCAGAGTGGACGCACGCCCTTTCCATTGCCAAGCGTTGTGATACGGATGGTGTGGTTGGCGGCTTACCTGCGATTCATTTAATATCAAAGGGTTACAGTGAGTACAGTGCTGACGAGACGGAAAAGATAGCAGCGTCTATTGAGTTTCCACATCTATGCACCACGTTTAACAATGACTGCCCCGGCCTGTGTGATGGATGTCCAAACAACGGTAAGATCAAAAGCCCCATTACGCTGTGCCGAGAACTCAAGCTAGCCGAGAGTGACGAAGTAGAGGTGCAGGGCTACGCTGAAGTAGACGAGGATTTCTATGACGAGAGGGCTGACGAGGCTCCCGTTGAATCCCCCGATGCCGAAAGCGTTGAGGTACAGGACGCTAAACCTAAAAAAGAATCTGTACTAGAAAAGATAAAGATACCTACCTACCCAGATAAGTATGTGCGACCGGAAGGTGGTGGGGTAGCTAAGGTAATGCACGACAAAGAAGGTAACCGCGAAGAGGTTATAATCTGTCCCGACAATCTGTATGTAAAGAAACGTATGGCAGATATAGAGGGGCCGTGCTACGAGATAGCCCACACGAGCAAGTACGAAGGAGAGCGTACGTTTGTTGCTTCTCAGAAAGAACTTATGTCTGCTGAGTCGTTCAGGGCTAAATTAAACTCTAACGATGTATTAGTACTACCTAGTAGTCAGAAGGAACTTATGGAATACATAGCCTCTTGGATAATTAAACTCAAAGAATCAGGGCCGCCGATTCAAGTTAAGTCGCAGTTTGGATGGACAGAGAACTGTAAGTCGTTTGTTCTAGGCGACAAAGAGATATTCGGTAATCGCATAGAGCATAACCCCGCAGGATCGCGCACAGCGCAGTACATACACATGTTCGACAAGAAGGGCACCCTAGAAGAGTGGAAGAACCTTGCTAAGTTTTATAACAAGCCGGGGTTCGAGCAACATCAGTATATGTTCGGGCTGTCTTTTGGCTCTCCGCTTATGGAGTTCGTGTCCGGCATATCTGGGTGTATCTATAACCTTAACAGTCCAGAAACAGGTATAGGTAAAACTACAGGTATGTGGGGCGGCGCGTCCGTATGGGGTAACCACAAGAAGTTAGTCATAGTAGGTAAGGACACACCCAACTCGGCTTGGAACCGCGCAGAAGTAGGTAAGAACCTGCCTTTGTATATTGACGAGGTGTCTAACTACAAGCCTGAACCTGCTAGTGATTTCTGTTACGCCATCAGTGACGGGGTGCAGAAGAACAGGATGAGCAACAAAGGCGAGAACGCCGAGCGATTCAGGGGAGAACCTTGGTCTCTAAACTGTGGCACTACGGGCAACAGCAGCCTCACTGACATTGCAGGGCAGTACCGCTCGTCACCCAAAGGGGAATCAGGACGTGTGGTGGCCGCTACCGCTACTAGACTACTGCACGGTCCTAAAGACACTCTGGAAGCTAACGATCTTAATGACCAATTAGCCGAAAACTATGGGCATGCAGGGCCGCTGTATATACAGCACGTTATCAAGAATAAGGTGGCAGTAAAGGAGCTATTGGCAGACACCCGCACTAAGTTAATTAAAGTGCTAAACGCTGAGCCGCAGGAACGTTTCTGGATTGCGCAAGCTGCCACTGTGCATACAGGCTGTACCATAGCAAAAGAACTTGGGCTAATAGACTGGGACCTCGACAAGCTATGGAAGTGGATACTTAAGCTGATTAAAGCTCAGAGGGCTAACCTCAAGGGCATGGACATGGACATAGAGGACCTAATCTCACAGTTCTATATGGATAACGCCCGATCAATCCTACGCATAAACAGCACTGCCACTAATACTGACCCAGAGTTGCAGAACATAATACCGATAAACATGCAGGATATGCCTAACTACAAGTTCGTAGCTCGCCATGAAGTAGACACGAACAAGTTATTTATACGCATACCTCCATTTAAGCAGTGGCTAGCAGAACGTAAGTACACCTACGCTAGTGTAAAGGCGCTTATATATGGCCGTATGGAAGGTAAAAGTAGTAAGAAGCGGATGGGCGCTGGTACTAAAATGGATATAGGCGTTACTGCGGTCATAGAATGCACTCTAAACATCAACCCTACTGTACGCGCGGAAGACTCAGATGAGGTTGAAGCATAGTGACATATCCCCAGACGGGGTACGTGTAGTAATAGATTGGGATAAATTCGTTGTAGGTACTTCGGTATTTATCCCATGTTTGAACGTAAGGCAGGCCATGGCTGACATAGCCGACGCTAGTGGTATACCGAAAACAAACTTAATAAAACGAGTTTGTATTGAGCAAGGTATGTACGGGGTAAGAGTGTGGCGGATGCGGTAGGACTTTAGTAACCTATATGTAGTTACTTAACTAGACTTTCACTACTAGTATTAGTACCATAACCGCTCATCATCCTCCCTAGTAATAGAGAGTTTTAGCCCCCACTAGTTGGGGGCTTTTTTATTCCTCGCCCATATCTTCCATTCGACGTTGCATAATACGTTGCATAGAACGTCTAGTAGCTGTAATACCTCCGAGCTGTCGCGCTATCCTGTCCGTAATTTGATGTTCGTCAATTGAACGCTTGAGGGTAGAACCGTCTATAGCTGCAAATGGGTGTCTTTGTGAGAACTCTCTCATATCCTGTATAAGCTCGCGGGCAGTGTCGGTATCCCCTTCCTTTAATGCCATATAGTAGTCGCGCATCATGTCGGTACGTAGGGTATTAAGTCTACGATCAAGACCCTTATCCCGAGCGTTTATCTCTAACTGCTTTGTGTAGCCCGCAGGAGTAAACCCGAAGAGTTGTGTGAGCACATTCCATGGGTGTATGTCTTCTACTATGGGGTCGCCGCGCAATGTAGTAGCA